AATTTATTTCTCATTAATACCCCAACCAAGATTTGACATCTTTTAATTTATAAACTTTTTTTCTTCCTAATTCCTTAAAGAAATCATTAAGTTCGTTTAAATTACCATGTTGATTAATTATAAATATTGCTCTTTTTAATGTAATTGTTATTGGTTCAGTCATTTATCCCTCTTGTTAAATTAAATCTTTTGGAAATTCTGCTCCAATATCTTCGCTGCCACAATCTTTACAAAATGATTCTCTACCATCATCATTATGATTGCTAATAACTATATTTTGACTTGAACAACTATAACAAACATCAATTAAAGTTGTTAAATCAGAATAATATATTTTTTCTTCTTTACTCATTTATCCCCCTTTATTAGTTTAACTATATTATTAAAGTATTTTTTAGGTAAAGGAACTATTTTTTCCTTTATTCTATATTTAACATCTTCCATATCCATAAAGTCATAAAACTTCTTACCTTTATTTTGCGACTCTAGGATATTCGTTATTGATTTATAGTCTTTAGCTTTCATATTTTACCCTCATTAAGTTTTATTATTTTAATATCTTGATTTATTTTATGTGGTGATATGTTCCAATCTTTTGAGCAATCAAGATAATTTATTACAAAATGTCTTGCTTCATTTGTATTAAGAGCTGAAATAATAAACTTTTCAGCATCTTGTAAGTTACTAATAAAATAATCTTTCATATTCCCCCTTTGTTAAGTTAATTATGCAGCTTTCTTTTTTGGTTCAAATCCTAATATTACATTAGCCATAAAATCCCAGTAATTAGATGCAACTTTATCTTTCATTTTATCATTTGGGTTAGGCTCAATTGAACCCATTTTTACAGCTAGGTCAACAATTGCGTCATTGTAATATTCAATATTTAATGCAAGACCAGATAACCATTCACTCATGGCTTTATATTTTCCAACTCTTTCAATCATAAAACCATATTCAGAATTGAAACGATCAAAAATATAATCAATCTTTTTTGATTCTGTAGTTAGTGGCTTACCTTCTCCATCTTCTTCTATAGTTGATAGAATATAATTTTTATAATTCTTTTTATATTCTGTGTGGTGTAGTTTAGTCATGTTTTTTGTTTCTTTCCTTTGTTGATTTGTTTTCATACTAAACTTATACAACTTTTGTATAATATGTCAAACTATATAATCTAAGATTGTAAAAATATTTATGTTCGCTAAATGTTCTTATTGATTACCCAAAATTTGACATATAGAAGGTCTAGCAAGGAAGGAATTAAAGAATATGGAAAAGACTAAAGAGGGGTTCGCTATGATCCCAAATTCAATAATATATGATGATAAGATAGGAAATGAGGCTAAAGTCTTATTTTGCTATATTAAGTCATTATCTGCTAATTATAGGAACTTAAGAAACTCCAATTTATGCAAGAAACTTGGTGTTTCTGTTAATACCTTACAAAAGGCTAAAAAAGAGCTTGTTGATAATGGCTATTTAGTTATTCACAGGTTATCAAGTGCTAATAGATATACCTTAAGACTACCCAAAAATAGGGTAATCAGGGTGTCAAAATCTAAGCAGTCAGACTACCCTAAAAATGGGTACTATTTAGAGAGTAATAACAATAGTAATAATAACAATAATAATAAGAAAAAGTTTAAAGGTTTTAAGAAATGAATGAAGATGAATATTACTATAATAATGAACCTTTACAATTAAGCTATAGAAACACCTACACCCCCCCTGAGAAGATTGAAATAGTTTTGCAGATAGAAAGTGACTTTAGTTCTGGAATGCTATCTGCCAATCAGATGCGTTGGATAGTAAACAATTTAAAGTTTGGTGCTTGGACTGTCCAAAATATTATAGATAAAATGATGTTTAATAACAAGATTAAGATTAATCCTATTACCCTTGATAATAGAACATTTAAAAAGAAACCAACTCCTTTTGATTTGTAATATACTATATATTGTGTTAAAGAAATTATAGACTACTAGCTCCCTTGCGTTAGTCTAAAATAAGTTAATTAACTAGACCTGGTGAGTGCTATTCTTTCCTTTCTTTCTTGCCTTGCCAGGTCGTTAAATAAATAAAAATTATGGCAGGTCGACCAAGAAAACTAACAGATAAATTAAAAGCACATATACTTTCTTTAATTGCTGATGGATTGACAATTAGAGAATTATTTTCAAGAGAAGATGTTCCTATCACTTGGCAATCATTTAGAGCTTATTTAATAAAAGATAATGAATTGATGGCTAATTATGTCCGTTCAAAAGAATTGGCAATTGATTTAAAATTATCTGACTTAGAAGATAAAAGAAAAGAACTAGAATTAAAAATTGAGTCTGGTGATTTAGATCCAAAAGCTGCTCAATCTATGGTTAATCTTTATAAAATTATTACTGCACATAATCAATGGTCTGCTAGTAAATTATCATCCAAAACTTATGGTAAAGCAGCCGAAACATTGCAGATAAAAGGTGATAACAACCAACCATTGTCAATATCTTGGACTAAACCTTAGATTTATTATGATTAAATCTTTTGCTAAACCTTCTAGAACTGTTGATTTAATTGGTTTAGTGGTAAAAACTGCACACATAAAAAGCAGATATTATACATGAGTGTTGCAAAAATACCAAATTGTTGCACAATTATCACACAATTATTTAAATCGGCTATAATCGTTTATTATCGGAAAATAACTATCAGTAACAATAAGTTATCGTTTTAAAAGTTGTGGTTGTAATAACTAAATTATGAAGAACAAATAGCGAACATGGGGGGTTTTAAAAGTGGTATACCCACTTTTTAGGTTACCTGTTAAAATAATATTGATACAAGGCATAAACAAATGGATGATACTTTTCTAAAAACAATAATCTTCATTATGAAAGATAAGAAAACAAAGAAACCAATTGTGATTACACACTTTCAAGGTTTTGAAGATGAGGCAGAAGCTAACGACTTTTCAGAGTTTCTTAGAACACAATTTATTTTGCCTAGCGATTATCCAGATTCTAATCAAACAATTCATTAAGGGGGGGTTTGTTTTAAAATGAAACAAATTGTAATTCCTTACTCACCAAGAGAAATTCAAAATTTTTTGCATAAAAAATGCGATAAGAACCGATTTAATGTAGTGATTGTTCATCGTAGAGGGGGTAAGACTGTCTTTGCTATCAACCACCTCATTAGAGCAGCTCTGACAAGCACTAAACCCTATCCTAGATATGCTTTCATCTCTCCATATCGTTTGCAGGGAAAATCAACTGCTTGGGATTACATGAAACAATTTTCTGCCACAATTCCAGGAGTTAAGTTTAATGAGTCAGAATTAAGGGTGGACTTTTCTATAAACAATTCAAGAATACAAATCTTAGGTGGTGAGAATAGTGCAGCTATTAGAGGTCAATACTTTGATGGTATAGTTTGCGATGAAACACAAAACCTTTCGCCAGACCTTTTTGATACCATTTTAAGACCATGTCTATCGGACAGAAAAGGCTTCGCAATCTTCATAGGCACACCGATGGGAAGAAACTGGTTCTACGAATTACATGAGAAAGCTAAAACAAATAAAGATTGGTTTACTAAAGTATTTAAAGCTAGTGAAACAAAGATCATAGCTCAAGAAGAATTAGATGCTGCTAAACAAACAATGTCGCCTGAAAGTTACGAACAAGAATTTGAATGCTCATTTCAAGCTGGAATAAGTGGTTCTTATTTTGGATCTATAATTGAGGAGCTAGAGGAGTCTGGCAATGTTAAGAACTTTGATATAGACGATAGTTTAGATGTTGAAACCTGGTGGGATTTAGGAATGAACGATAGTACAGTAATCACCTTTGCTCAACGAAGGACAAATGGCGAAATTAGAATAATTGATTGCTACGAAAATTCTGGTGAGGGATTAGAGCATTATATAAATGTCATAGATAGTAAACCTTATAACTATTCAAAGCACATAGCTCCCCATGATATTAGAGTTAGAGAAATCGGCACAAATAAATCCAGATGGGAAACCGCTAAAGAGCTAGGCTTAGAATTTGACATAGCACCCAAACTTAGTGTAGAAGATGGTATTGAGCAAGTAAGACGAATGTTACCCAAGTGTTTTTTTCATAAAAACAATTGCAATAAGCTAGTAGAAGCATTAAAATCATATTGTAAGAGGTGGGATGAAAAAAATAATTGTTTTAGGAATAAACCCCTACACAATTGGGCATCACACTTTTGCGATTCGGTAAGGTATGGTGCTGTTACAGAACCACTAGAAACAACCGATTGGGATAAGCCAATAGAAGTAGATACAAATTATATAGTTTAATATGGCAAAAAAAAATAAAGAAACATCAAATATAGAATTACAAAGTTTATTATCAAATCAAATACAAAATGCTTTAGGTTATCTAGGTGGTCAGTTATCAGACTCTAGAACTAAATCATTAGAATATTATTTAGGTGATAAACTAGGAACAGAAATAGATGGTCGTAGTCAGGTAGTATCAACCGATGTTGCAGATACGATTGAAAGTTTGTTACCAAATTTACTAAGAGTTTTTACAGCATCAGATAAAGTTGTTCATTGCGAACCAATGACAGCTGAAGATGTTCCAATGGCAGCACAAGCGACAGCTTATTTAAATCATGTTTTCTATAAAGAGAATGATGGCTTTCAATTATTATATAATTTTTTCAAAGATGCTTTGATTGAGAAGAATGGTTTTTTAAAAATTTATTGGGATGACTCTGAAAAAGTAGATTACGAAACTTATGAAAATTTATCCATAGTTGAGAAAGAGGCTTTGCAAGATACTAAGGATGAAATAGAAACTGTTGAAGAAGAAATATTTGAAGATGAGTCTGCCAAAGAAAAATTTGAAGAAGTTTTAAAACAATACGAAATGCAAGGGGTAGATATATCTCAAGTTCAAGTTCCTGATTTTAATTTATATAATTGTAAAATTAAAAGAATTAAAAAAACAGGTAGAGTAAAAATAGAAAGTATTCCACCAGAAGAATTTTTAATTGATAGAAGTGCTAAAACAATTGAGGATGCCGATTTTGTTTCTCATAAAGTTTTAATGACAAGATCAGATTTAGTTGCAATGGGTTATCCTCAAGATGAGATTGACGAACTTCCAAAATCAGATTTAGATATTTATAATGATGAACAAAATGTTAGATTAACCGATGTGGATGATTATAATATTTCATCTGCAACAGATACCTCAACAGAAAAAGTTTTAGTATATGAGTCTTATGTAAAATATGATTATGACGAAGATGGAATTGCTGAACTTAGAAAAATAGTTTCAGCTGGTGCAGATGGTCATCACATATTATCAAATATGCCTTGCGATAGTGTACCTTTCGTAACCATCACTCCTATTCCAATGCCTCATAGATTTTATGGAAGATCAATTGCAGAATTAGTAGAAGATGTTCAGTTAATGAAATCTACTGTTATGCGACAGTTGTTAGACAATATGTATTTAACAAATAACAACAGAGTTGCAGTCATGGATGGTATGGTCAATATGGATGATTTATTGACGACTAGACCTGGTGGAATTGTAAGAACTAAACAACCACCGAACCAAGTCATGCAACCATTACAAGCTCAACCAATTTCACAACAAGCCTTTCCATTATTATCTTACTTAGATTCAGTAAGAGAAGGTAGAACTGGTGTTTCAAAAGAAGCTCAAGGTTTAAGTCCTGATACATTAAATGCTAAAACAGCAACTGGTGTAAATGCACTAATGCAACAAACTCAAATGAGATCAGAATTGATTGCTAGAGTCTTTGCAGAAACAGGTGTTAAAGATTTATTTAAAAAAATATTTGAACTAATGGTTAAATATCAAGATAAAGAAAAAATTATAATGATGAGTAACCAATATATTCCAGTAAGACCTACTGAATGGAAAGATAGATTTAATATTTCAATTGTTGTTGGACTTGGAACTGGCTCTAAAGAGCAACAAACAATTATGCTAAACAGTATTTTAGAAAGACAACTACAAGCATTTCAATTACAAGGTGGAAAAGAGATGCCAATGGTTAATCTTAAAAATATGTATAACACTTTGACTAAGATGGTAGAGAACGCAGGTCTAAAAAATGTAGAAACTTACTTTGTAGATCCTGATGTTGGTAAACAAATGATGCCACCACCTCAACCACCACCATTAACACCAATTGAGAAGATAGAATTTACTAGAATAGATGCTGAGAATAAGCGAAAACTTGCAGACCTAGAATTACAAGCTCAAGAATTACAGCAAAAAACTCAAGAAATGCAATTAGACTTTGAAGCTAAGATAAAAGAGATGGCTTTAAAATATAATACTCAACTTGATACTGCAAAAATTAAAGCAGATGCAGATTTAGATAAGATGATGGTCGCTGGAGATAACAAAATACTTGAACAGGCGGCAAAATCTACTAATATGTTTGGCGAACAACTACAAGGAATAAATGAAAGCGAAAGACCAGGCGGACAGGGCGGTGGAGATCAGCCGATCCAACGAAGCCAAGCAGATATTAGAGAGTAAACTTTTTCAAGAGAGTATGGAAACTCTTAAAAAAATTTATTCTGAGGCACTTCTTGAAAAAACAGGTGCTAAAGAGAGTGATACCAGAGAAAAACTTTGGATCGCTTACAATGTTGTTGGAAAAGTAGAGCAACATCTACAAACTGTTATTGAAACAGGAAAACTTGCAGCTAAACAGTTGGAAGATTTTAGAAAACAACAAGATAATACAAAATTTTAACCATCAAGGTTAAAATAAGCCAAGTCTAACGACAGCTTAACAATGGAGGACTTAATGTCTGAAACAAACCCCTTACTGAACAATGCTTCAGTACAAGGTGCAGCAAAATCTATTGAAGATTTAATGGACACAAAAGGTGTTATCAAAAAATCTCAAGAAGAAGCAGCACCAGTTGAACCAAAAGAAGAAGTTGAAGCGAAAGTGGAAACTGAAACAGAAGAACAACAACAACCTGTTGCTCAACCAGAGGAAACAATGGAAGTAGCAGAAGAAGAACAAGCATCAGAAGATGAAAATGCAATTGAAGAACAAACAACCGATCTACACCAGGTTACTGTTAATGGTGAAAAGATTGATGTTGACCTTGAAGAATTAAAAGCAGGTTATCAAAAAGATGCTGACTACAGACGAAAAACTGAGGAGATAGCAATTGAAAAAAGAGAGCTAAAATC